TATATAGATGATGAAGATGGTACAACCTTAGTGCATTTTGTGCGTTGCAATCCTGACAGAAAGAATGTTTACGCTCTAGCGTCACGGCCCGTAATGCACTGAGTAGCCCGTTAGGATACCTACGTTGAGGATGCAGAAGGATACCCAGAGAACAAATGCAACCTTAATAAAGGACTCTTGAAATGGCTAATACAATTGATACAGCCTTCATCAAGCAGTTTGAATCCGATGTGCACCTAGCATATCAACGCATGGGTTCTAAGCTGCGGAACACTGTTCGTACTGCAAACGCTACTGCGTCTGTTGTTCGTTTTCAAAAGATTGGTGCTGGCGTTGCCACTACTAAATCACGCAACGGTAATGTCACTCCTATGGAACTGGCGCACACAACTGTTGAAGCAACCATGAGCGACTTCTACGCTCCTGAGTATATTGACAAGTTGGACGAGTTGAAGACTAACATCAACGAGCGTCAAGCTGTTGCTCAATCTGCTGCTGCGGCTCTTGGTCGTAAGACTGACGAGCTTATCTACACAGCTATGGATGCTGGCGCTAGTGGTACTCAAATCCATGATACAGGTTCAGCTATTGAAATTGCTGACATTCTATCATTGTTTGAAACCATGGGTGTTGCTGATGTGCCAGAAGACGGGCAGCGTTATTTAGCAATGCACCCTAAAGGGTACGCTGATCTCTTTGCAATTAATCAGTTTGCATCATCCGACTTTGTTGGAGAGCAGAATCTGCCGTTTGCTGGTGGTATGACCATGAAGGAATTTATGGGCTTTAAAGTATTCTCTACGTCTGCTGTTACAGCAGGTAAGAATATGGCTTATCATACATCGGCAGTTGGTCTTGGTATTAACGCAGAAGTTGCTACTGAGGTTAATTATGTTGCTGAGAAAGCATCCCACCTTGCAAACTCCATGATGTCTATGGGCGCAGTCGCTATTGACGCCAACGGCATTTATGAAGTTCTTGATAACAACTCTTAAGAAAGGACTTCATCATGGCTTATGACGCAGCAGGACTACATCGCATTGGGGGCGCTAGTGGCGCTGCCCTTTGGATGTATCGCACCGCAGACGCGATTGCGACAGTCAACACAGCAGGTTACTTTAATACTGCAGCAGCAATGCTAAATGTTCGTGATCTGATTATTGTGCAGGATACAAATGTACCGACTACTAATTTTGTAACTGTACTTTCTAACACTGGTTCAGTGGTGGATGTGTCTGATGGCACAGCCGTTGCTGAAACAGACGGCGATTAAGGAGAGGGGGCTTCGGCCCCCTAACCACTCAGTATGGCAAGCACAGCATCCGATAGCCCGATTGACATTTGTAGCCGCGCACTAATTCTTATTGGTGCCGAGCCTATTACGTCATTTGATGATGGAAACAATGAAGCACTGGTTGCTTCTAATATGTATGAGGATGTAGCCCAATCAGCTTTAGTTAATACACGGTGGCGCTTTGCAACGGATCAACTTGTATTGAACCGACTTAGCGATGCACCTACTGGCAGATATGAAGCAGCATATCAAATGCCAAACAACTCACTTATGATCCACGCCTTAACGGTAAATGGATTTAACATTGAGTTTCAAACCTACAGTGACAATCTATTCTGTGATGCTGATGCTTCTGATGAAGTAGTGGCTGATTACACATACAGAGTTACCGAAGAGTATTGGCCTTCTTATTTTACAATGGCTGTTCAGTTTCAGTTGGCATCTGTATTTGCAGTATCACTAGCGCGTGATGGTAGTCTTTCTCAGCTTATGGATCAAAAGGGCGCAATGCTTATGGCTAAAGCCAGAGGTCTTGATTCACAATCGCAAACAACACGTAGGCTGGACACATCAAGATTTATCAGTAATAGGCGCAGCTAATGCAGAAGGTACAGGTTCCGATAACTAACTTCCAATTCGGTGAGGTTAGTCCTTCGTTGTCATCCCGAACTGATACTGCTGTTTATACGGCATCTGCTCAAAGAGTAGAGAATATGTTTATTCGCTCCGAGGGTGGAGTAATTAAACGCGCTGGCTTGCAGAATTTATACAAGTACACTGACATAACATACAACTCTGCTAAGACGCAGCAAGCTAGGTTAATGCCGTTTATCTTTTCGGATGACGAGCAATACATAGTTTCTATGGAGAATGCTAAAGTACGGGTCTTTATTATCAACCCGTCTACTGGTGCAGTATCATTAACAGCTACACTTACTGCTGATGTTGATAGCGCAGCGTTACCTTTCTCTGACACTTACTTGCATGAATACACCTTTGCTCAATTAGGTGATGTGTTGTTTGTGTGTCACCCTTTGTTTATGCCAAGGCAGATTGTAAGAACAAGCCTTACTGCATTCCAAGTAGAAACATTTACGTTTGATACTCGGTCTGACAAAGAGCAGATTTATCAGCCTTACTATAACTTTCACAATGCGGGTGTATCTTTAACGCCTAGCGGAACAAGTAGTAGTGTTACCTTAACCATTGGTGAGTTTAGCGCAGAGGCAGATGATGATGGTATTTCTGTATCAGCGCAGGTAGCCAACAATGCTAACTTGGTTCTTGGGGGCGCGCTGGCATCTGGTGGCTCGGTTACGTTTGTGTACGGTAGGCTAGTTACTATTACATCTGGTGGTAATGACAGTGGTATATCATTTACTGTAACTGGAACAAACGTAGATGGTGATGCTCAGACTGAAAGTATTACTGGTGCAAATTCTGGCGTTGCTACTGGCACTAAGTTCTTTAAAACTATTACACAGATTGCTGCTGTTGGTGATCCCGCTGGAACAGTAAAAGCTGGCGTTACTGACAAAGCTGCTGTGCCTTACTTTGATACTACTGGCAGTCAAGCTGGTGGCAATTATGCTGACTCAAAGCATGTTGGAGTAACCTTACTTTATCATAAGTCGGAAATACTTATTACTTCTGTGCAGTCTGGAACTCAGGCTACTGGCACTGTATTGGATAGCTTGTTTGTGCAACTTAAAGCTAACGCACTTAGAACTATTGACGGTTCATCTACAGTAGAAGTAACGCATGTTAATCATGGTATGAGGGTTGGGGATTCTGTCACACTATCCGAATGTGCTGCTGTGGGTAATATTTCTACTAGCAATCTTAACGGTGCTAGAGTTATTACAGGCATAACCGATGATAATAGCTATACGTTTACGGCTGGTGGTTCTGCTAACGCTTCTGTAGATGGCGGCGGTTCTCCTAAGGTAACGTCTGCTGCACCTACTACAGATTGGGCAGAGCAATCATATTCTAGTCTTAGAGGCTTTCCATCTGCCATTACCTTTCATCAGAATAGACTTTGCTTTGCTGGTACAATAGCGCAACCAGATACTATCTGGATGAGTAAGTCTGCATCCTATTATAACTTTGATGTTGGTGATGCTAACGATAGTGACTCAATACATCTGACTGCAAGCATTGGTGAGGTTCAGCAGATTAGGCACTTGGTTTCTAATAGGGACTTACAGGTATTTACTGCATCTTCTGAAATGTATGTACCTGCATTCCAAGACAAACCTATTACACCAACTAACGCACAGGTTAGAAGACAGACACCGTTTGGCAGTGACTCTATACGTCCACAAGTTTTGGATGGTGCTACTATCTTTGTGCAAGCTGGTGGTTCTATTGTGCGTGAGTATTTGTTTACAGATTCAGAGGAAGCCTACACTGCTGTTCCTGTATCTTCTTTGTCTTCTCATTTGATAGACAATCCTGTAGAAATGAATACTTTTTATGGCGCTGTAGATCGCTCTGAAAGTTATGTCTTTGTTAGAAACGCATCGGGCAAGATGGCTGTGTTTAATTCCAACAGAGCAGAGCAACGTGCTGGTTGGGCTGAGTTTACTAGCCAAGGATTGTTTCACTCTACAGTTACTATAGATGATCGTGTGTTTGCTAACGTGGCCTTCCCGATGGGGAACGATACAACGAGGTATGTACTCTGTGAACTTAAAGCAGATTCTAACATGGATATGTCCAAGACCTATACCGCGACAAGTACGAACAATGGAATCTTCACTGTTTCATCAGACTTTGAAAACGGTGCTGTTGTTAATGTTGTTAGCGGTAATAACTATATTGGTGAGTTTACTGTTTCTGGCGGCAATATTGATGTCAGTGCTGTAGAGGGATTAAACACTGCAGAGATTGGTTATAAGTTTGACGTTACTCTTAAGACCAATCCTATAGATACCAACACGCAAGCTGGCCCTGTCAGTGGTAAGATTAGAAGTCTTGCCAGTGTAATTGTTGATCTTAACTCTACGTTATCAATTAGTGTTAATGGCACTAACTTAGTTATTCGTCAGGTTACAGATGACTTATCTCAAGAACAGACTGCAGTTACAGGACGTAAAGAATTTAGATTGATGGGTTATGGCCGGACACCACAAGTAACTATTAGTCAATCAGCGCCGTTACCTTTACAGGTTAATGGCCTAATAGCGGAGTTAGTATTCTAATGGATCCAGTAAGCGCAGCTATTTTAATTGGAACAGGTATTCAAGCTGTAGGTACTGTTAAAGCTGGCAAAGCGCAGAAAGCGCAAGCCGAGCAAGAAGCTAAACAGTTAGAACGAGAACGAGCATTGACAAGAATCCAAGCCACTCAAAGCATGACTGCTATGGCTCAAGATTATGCTATGGCTACATCAGCCAATGAAGCATTTTTTGCTGGTGTTCTTGGTCGTGATGTAAGCGATAGAAGTCTGCGCGCTTTTAAACAAAGGCAAGAAGAAATCTATAGTACAGATGTTAAAAGGCTTGCGTCTGATACTAATATGAGAGCTAAGATTCTAACCTTGTCTGCTGCTGCAACAAGGCAATCAGGTAAGAATGCTTTGAGCGCTAGTTACTTTAATGCAATGGGACAAGTTGCTGGTGGTATTTATCAATACGGTCAGGTTGGTGGCGATGTACCTCAAGACAGTCAAAACAGAAAACTATCTTTGTCTTTTACTGCTGGTGGTGGCGATACTGCCCCCCTTAATAGTAATACACGGACTAGCTCTGGATACAGAAGATACTTGGCAAGGAGTTCATAAATGGCTGTAGTTCGTCAAACTCAAAGGGTTTTTAATAAACCAATTGGTGTAACTCGCATGAATACTGGCGAGGCTGAACTGTGGCAGACGGTAAGCAATGCAGCTAGTACCATTAACAATATTGCAATGGACTATGAGAAAACTGTTGGCGTATCTCAGGCTCAAGAGGCTGCGTTAGGTGTGGCTAGAGATGATGTTATCTCTATTGATCCATCTACAGGTAAGCCAGTTGCTCTTAAAATTGCTGAACAGTATGGCTCTATACGCGCTCGTGCATTTACAGATATTATTAACAGAAGATTTGAAGAATCTATTTCAAATGAAATAACTACTAAGGGCATAGATTTTGCAAACAAGTATCCTAGCTCTGCTGTTTTTAATGAGGAAATGTCTAGGTATATTCAAGACTTAGTTGATTCTTCTAATGGAATGTATAGCGAATTTATACAAGAAACTGGTACTGTTTATATAGCTAAAGCTACAAAGACATTGCAAAGTGCGGAAAGGGCTGCAGCTAAATCTGCTGCAAAGAATGCGGCAGAGTTTACAAAACAAGTAACAATGAGAAAAGCAATAGAGCTTTCTGCTGCTGGCGGTGATCCTGTAGAAATAGATGCACAGTTTAAAATTGCACAAACTGCTATTGAAGATGACTTTAAACTTGATAGAAATGCCTCTCAATATTTTGCATCTATAGACGAGCTTAATCTTGCTAGAGCAAAATCATCTATTGGACATTTGCAAAGTGTTACTTCTGGTTTAACTAAGTCTCAAATCCTTACAATAAGCGCAGCTATAGAAAACCCATTAGCTTTAGGTTTGCTTGGTGATGAGTTAGCTGAATATAAATCATTGATTACCTCAATTCAAAGCAATGCAAAGTATCAAGACTTAGACAAACTTTCAACTTTGTTTGATGGTCAGGTGTCAGATCAAGACTCTATAGACATAGCAGAGTACAATGAAAGCATTGATACTTTATTAGATTCACAAAACCCAACAACGCAATACCATGCTCATAGACTTCATACTAGCAATGTATCTGGTGAAGCGGTTGTTAATAAAGACAATATGGGCAAGGCATCAATGCGATTGCCAGCAAGGTTATTAAGCAAAACTGTAATTAGTTTTTTAGCTTCTAGTACAACAGATAACGACAAAAAAATTATCACTGCTGTTCTTGGCTCTTTAAACAGTTTAAATCCTAATACTGAATTGCTTAAACAAATACCTGACACATCAATAAAGAATGATGTTCAATTTATTTTAAGCAACTATACTCCTGAACAAATAAATATTTTAGTTGCTGATATAGATGGAGTTCTTAATGATGCTGCTAATTTAGATACGGAAACAAAAGCAGAAGAAAAAGCTACTAAAACTCAACTTAGATTAGCTAAGCAAGAGGCTGATGCTAGATTTGTTTTGGCAAATCAACCAGCATATCTTGAGATGTATGGCGCACTGTTAGGTGAATTAGACATTGAAACAGATAAAGATAGGGCTATGGTTCTTGCTCAAGAGCTATATGATCATGTTGCAAATGCAGACCCTAGACTTGTTTCAAACGATCATAGAGTTAAAGCAAGTAACTTGTTGTCCTCTAAAGCACCTGCGTTAAAGAACGCTCAAGCAAAAAAAGGTTCTGCTTTAAAAACAAATGAAGCCATTAGACTCATCTCATTAGGTATTAATAATAATGAAATAGTTGGTGAATCTGCATTTGATAGAATTGATGAACTAAGAGAAATAGTTGAGGCAGCAGAGCTTACTAATTTTCATACTGATATTGTAATTAACGCTTGGTATGAAAAAATAGATAAACTTGTTATTGATGTTAAAAAAAATAATAAAGCAACTATCTTTCAAGAAAACAATAGTGCATTGCAAAGTATTATATCTTTGTTTAAATCAAATGCAGCTAAAGGCATTGTTGATGAACAGCTTTTAACAAACAGTCTCAAGTTTATTAATCAATTTGAAAAAAGTTTTCCTATAAAGTTTGACGCTACTTCAAGAGAAGAAGCTAAGTCTACTCTAATGCAAAATCATTCTACTGCTATTTCTACAGTTGCTATACAAGATTTAACTAGCGGCACTAATAGCAGGGGGCTTAGTCCAAAAGTTATTGACGAAGCTATAGCTATAGGAAGATCAGGCATTGATGCTGTTAATTCTAAATATGGGGACATAAACACTGTAGCAAGCAAATTAGCTCGCACAATAGCAAAAATTTCTGGCACGCCATCATTTGCTAGTAACTTAAACACTATTATTGGTACAATAAAAAACACTAATGACGGACTTTGGCAAACATTTACTGAAGAGCAAGATAGAGAGAATGCTGTTGCTAGAGTAGAGAATGGTACTGGAAGTCTAGCAGATGCAGACATTTATGTAGAAGAACGCTTAGACCCGCTTGTAGATGGCCCTGTTGATTATCAAGATCAAAACCTTTGGCGAAATGAATTTGGTCAACTAAGTGCTTACTCACAAGAGTTTATAAAGTTAGCTAACCTTGGACACTTACCTAAATCATTTAAGAACTTAATGGTAAGCATGGCAACGGGTGGGGTGTCAGGCAATGAAACTATCCTTAATGTAATCAATGCTCTTAACAATGCTGATACAAACGGCAAGCCAATTAACATACTAACACAAATGCCTAACTTAACAGATCAAGAGTCTGAGGCAGCGGTTCGTCTTTCGTTTGCTCAAGGCTTAGCAGAGTTTAGCCAGCAAACTGTTTCTGAATCTTTAGCTACAATTCTTGGCCGTGAATCTGAAATGAAAGTTTCAATAACTGACTATAGTAAAGATGTACTTGATGCTAAAATCCCTGAGTGGGTTGCTGAAACGTGGCCCGATGCAGACTTAAAGTCTAGGGCTTTACTTAGGTTTGCAACTAAGGAGGCATTTATTCAAGGTGCATCTACAGCAGAGGATGTTAAGTCTAGGGTTCAATACTACATTGATAATCATTTCGTTGAAGATGATAAGGTTATTGGCGCTGGTGTAGATGGTAAGGTTATTGGTGGTCGCCAGTTATTGCCAGATGAAATTGTTAGAATGAACAATAAGATAGAAGCGGCAATAATTCAAAGCGCAACTCCAGAGGAAGCTGTTAAGTTTTTAAAAGTAACTGATCTTGCAGGATCATACGCTGCTGGCACTGTTGTATCTGCCGCTGTTTCATTAGAGCAAACTATTAGAAATGTAATTACTGGCGATAGACGATTAGATTTAAATTGGAAACTGCAACCTGATCCTAGTCGTTATGGCAATTATTACTTAATGATTAAGACAGAAGCAGGGACTTATGTTCAGAGAACTGTTGATGTTGAAGTAGAAGGCAGCACTGTAAAGGTGCCTATGTCGTTTGATGTTGCTGATTACAAAG